CCAAGTTTGTGATAGATCAATTAATCCAGAACGGAACTATAACACCTGATGAGGTATTCGACCTAGGTGCGTCCGATGGAGATAGTTTTAAAGTAATACCTAAAGGAACTGGTCGTTTTGACTCTGCCAGAAGGGCATGAATAAAGAACACTTGATAGGATTAGCAAGTGTATCTAATGATATGAGTGAAGTAGATAGACTTTATAATTCTTTTGTAAATGCAGAAACAGGTCATTTACAAGGCGATGGGAAATTCATAAGAACAGAAGCTAAGGATACTAAAGGTGGAAGTTCTGCGTACGGTCCAGTACAGATTACCGGTACTTTAGTTCAAGACATGATGGACCGAGGGGTGATCCCAGACGATCTTAAAGATTACGCAAATAGATTTTTAGACCAATCTAAATTATTTTTGAAGTATGGTAATGAGAAAGGTTTAAAAGGTTATGATCCAAAATATGATTATGGTGGGAGTGGTCATTTAACAACAGAGCAAGATCAAGCAGACTATAATAGACTTGCTAGGGTTTTGATAGCCCACCATTATAAGAACGCTCAAAATACAGCTAGTAAGAAAAAACCTATGGGTTTTTCACAGGCTGCCAGAGATCCAGTTACCGATGTTATTGGTGATTGGAGGTTTGGAGTTAATAGTAATAAAGGTCGAGGAGACGATCGAGAATACTACCGAAGATTTATGGAAGGATATAAAAATTGACCACTCCTCCGATTTACTCCGCTGGTAGTAAAGGTCAAAAAAACCAGCACTTCTAGGAGGAGATATGGAATTAGATGAGCAGTCTTACAAATTAAAGTTACTTAAAGAACTAGAAATAAAAAAAGAATTAGAAAAACGAAAGAAAGTAGAAAGAAATAAAAACAACTTTAAGGATTTTGCAAAAGACCAACTTAGGATAATAACTAAAGATGCATCACAAGGTTATGTCGAATTTGAATTTAATGATGCCCAAACTAAAATACACAAAGCCATCGAGAAGCAAATAAAACAAAAAGGGCGAGTAAGAGCTTTAGTGTTAAAAGCTAGACAGCAGGGTATATCTACTTATACTGCCGGTAGAGTATTTTGGAAAACATTCTATACACCACATACGAGATCAGTTGTAATTGCACATGATAGTGCTACATCTGATGCTTTGTTTACAATGTCAAAGAATTTTATTGATAGAATGTCTGACGATTTTAAACCTGAACTTGTAAGATCAAATGCAAAAGAGGTTAAGTTCTCGCATAATGATTCAGGGTACAGATTATATACAGCAGGATCTCCAGAGGCTGGTAGAGGAACTACCCCCACGATACTGCATTGTTCAGAGTGTGCCTTTTGGCAAAACGATGATAAAATTTTAGCTGGACTGTTCCAAGGTGTGTCTTCTTCTGATGGAACTGAGATAATATTAGAGTCTACAGCTAATGGTGCTACTGGTGCTTTTTACAGAATGTGGAAAGCGGCTGAAAGAGGTGAGAACGATTATATACCTATATTCTTACCTTGGTTTATGACTCAAGAATATCATATGGATCCTCCAGATAATTTCGAGAGGACTATAGAAGAAGATGAGATAGCTGAAGAGTTTGGACTTAATGATAGCCAACTTTGGTGGCGAAGAATGAAAATAGGTGAAGGTGGTGAGTCTAAGTTTAGACAGGAGTACCCATCTACAGCTGAAGAGGCTTTTGTTGTATCAGGTAAGAATGTATTTAATGTAGAAAAGTTAAACAAACTTGAGACTAAGGCACCTGTGGCTTTAAGAGAATTTAACACATCAATGTCTAACTGGGAAGACCATAGGGAAGGAAACTTATCTATATGGCAGTCTCCCGGTTTTGACGAGAAGTTTATCATTGGAGCTGATGTTTCATTAGGAGTTGGTCAAGACTATTCAGTTGCTGTTGTATTAAATTCAAAAAGACAAATTGTAGCCCTCTACAGGGACAATCATGTTGATCCGGCTGTTTTTGGAAGAGACTTATTTTATCTAGGAAGATACTTTAATAATGCTCTTCTGGCAGTGGAGTCAAACTCTATGGGAGTTTCTACTCTACAAAAACTTAAGGAAATGAAATACGTTAATTTATATTATCAAACTCAGATTGCCAATCTTACAGATGAGGATGGTGTTAGACTTGGTTTTAGGACTACAAGTGCCTCTAAACCAGCTATAATATCTAATTTAAAAAATTGGATTGACAATGACGAAGTCGCCATATGGTCTAGAGATATTGTTAATGAGTTAAGAGATTATGTGTCAGATGATAAAGGGAAAACCAATGCATCTAAAGGGTCTACAGATGATGCTGTAATGGCTCTTGCAATTGCTGCAGAGGTTTATAGAACACATATTCACAGACTAAGTACTGAAAGAGTAGGATTTGATAATATATATATTCCTGAAAGACAAACTAATTGGATTTAATTATGGATAAGACTAAAAACAAAAAAGTTACTGATGAAGAAATAACGAGTATTATTAACGACTCGATTAAACAAGCGGTGGGTAGCTTTTCGTCTGGTTCTGAATTGCAAGAGCAAAGAGAGTCAGCTATAAATTACTATACGCAACAAGCGAAGGGAAACTTATTTCCACAAGGGGTGTCTAAAGTTGTTACTTCAGATACAATGGAAATTGTAGACTCTTACTTAGCTGTAATTTCTGAGCTTATGCTCTCTAATGGTAAAATTGCAAAATTTAACCCATCTGATCCCAGTCAGACAGTAGCAGCAGGTCTTGCATCTGAGTTAACAAACCATTGTATATTCACAAAGAATAACGGTTGGGTACAACTTAATACTTGGATTAAGGCTGCTTTACTTTTTAAAAATGCAGTTATAAGATGGAAGTGGGAAGACTCTTTTGGGACCAAGGTAGAGGAATATGAGAATATTACTGTATTAGAACTTGATGCTATTCTAGCAGAGGGTGATGCAGAAGTTATTGAAATTAAAGTCGGAGACAGTGTAAATCCAGAAACTGGAGAAGAAGTTTATGAATATGTATCTGTAAGAAGAGAAGTAGACAAATCTAAGGTTAGTCTAGAAAATATACCACCTGAATCTTTTATGATCAACAGGGGTGCTACAGATATTGAAAGTGCGAATTTTGTAGGAATACAAACAGAAATGACATTATCAGAGCTTAGAGAAATGGGCTTTGATGTTGACGATGATATAGGTGAGGGTACGGAAGCTAGTAATTTTAGTTTTGATTATGAATCATCTGTAAGACAGTCAATAAATGAAGTAGAGCAAAACTTCCATGAAGATTTCATGGGGATTGCTAATAGGGAAGTAATTGTTACCGAGTCTTGGATCAGAGTTGATCGGGATGGTGACGGTGTTGCTGAACTCAAAAGATTTATAACAGTAGGTGAGGAAGTATTACTAGAAGAATATGCTGATAGTATACCCTTAGCCTCTTTAAACCCAATTGAAATACCATACTCTTTTTATGGAATGTCGATAGCAGATGCAACTAAAAGTGCCACTGAAATTAAGACAACCATAACTAGAGGTATGATTGAGAACGTATATCTGTCTAATTATGGAAGAACATTAGCAGACCCAAATACGGTAGACTTTAGAGCACTACAAAGTCCTGAACCTCATCAGATTATCCCAACTAATGGGTCTCCGATGACTTCTGTGCATACTTTGGTGCCAGCTCAACTAGCACCGTCTACCTTTTCTTTGTTAGAATACATGAATACCGAAAAAGAGATGGCTACTGGTATGACCAGAGCCGCTCAAGGTGTTAATGAAAAACTATTTGACTCAGGGAACTCAGCAGGTAAAATTGCAATGGTGGAACAAGCGTCACAGAAACGCATATCTTATGTTGCACGCAGGTTTGCCGAAACTGGATTTAAAGAGCTATGTAAAGGTGTGTACGATCTTATACTAGACAATTCAGATTCGATATTGAGAGATTACAGTTATTATAATATAACTCCTGAGTCTCTTATACCATTAGATAGCTTAACAGTAGATATAGATGTTGGTGCTAATAGTTCTGCTAATACGCAAGAGAATATGATGGTGATGGCACAGCAAGTTATGCCTATGCTATATCAGTCTCCTGAGTCAAAAGGTATAATAAATCCAAAAGCTCCTTTTACAATAGCAAGGCAATTACTGGAGTCTATGGGTATTGAGAATTGGGTTGACTTTATTGTTGATCCAGAAACTCCACAAGGTCAACAGCAAGCTCAAGCAGCTATGCAGGAAGCACAGCAAGGTCAAGAGCAGGAAGCTAAAGAAGAGCAAATGGAGCAACAGAAGATACTCCTTACTCTACAAAAACAAATGGCTGACATTCAAAAGAAACAAGCTGATATGGAACTTGATAGAGAGAAGTTTGAATATCAGAAAACAAAAGATGCTGCTGAGTTACAATTAGAACTTGCACTTGGGGAGCCAACTAAAATTGGATAATTAATCTAGGAGGAGATTATGGATGATGTTGAGTTTGGTCAACATGCTAAACTTATTGTTGAAAATAAAGTTTTTGACGAAATGTTTAACAGAGTTAGATTAAAATATCAAAATATGTGGGCTAGTACAGAGCCACGACAAGGGGACTTACGGGAAAGATTATATAATACCATCGTAGGTCTCACTGATGTTAAGAGAGAAATAGAGTCTGTCGCCACTTTAGGTGACAATGTTGCATACAATAAGGAGAAGGAGGATTCCAAATGACAACTGAAGAAAAACAAGTACTAAC